CCCGAGCAGGAGACAAGACTTCTTCCTGTAGGCCGGTGGCCCACGGGTTAAAGCTCGTTAACTCAGACAGCACATCATTGTGCACCTTCTGAGTCGCTGAACGCGACATGAGCCAATCAACCCATGTCGGCATCGCAAAGCGGCCTCCGGTTACCGGCTGCGTCAAGAGCACTAATAAGACTCTCAACCGTCTTGGGACCACGTCCCAGGCAGCATCAACCTTACTAGCTCCCTTGAATCCTACCCCGAGACTTCGAACAAAATTCGCTAGACTCCCGGAAGGATACCACGCCGATAAGGCATGAGCGACACCTAGCGTGTGTTGGGCAGCTGCCCAATACTTGATAGGCAAGCCGCTAACAAGTTCTCCTTTAAAGTAGAACTTCTTAGCAAACTCTAAGGTTTTATCCTTAGCCACTAGAGATTTTGCAATCCCAATCTCCAATCCGATTTCTTGGCAAAGTTTTCTATACTCCCGGGCTACTCGGCAATCAGCGATGACGACGTCATCCCCGAGAACCGCATATAGGACGAACCAAGCCACGTATCCTGCGCGATAAGCAGAGAATTGTACCATAGCATGGTGCGTTAAGGCCAGCATGGCCCAACTTGAAAAGGCTCCCATCGGCTGCCCTACGGCATACCGAAGGTACAATCCTTTGGTCCCCATCCGTGCCGCCCGAACGTGATTAGCGCCCAAGTAGTACTTCCGGTTACAAAGAAGTGCTTTCCAAGTCGATGCCAAGTGTCTACCAAAGATCTGATTCAGAATCAAACCCTGAATAAGAACGGGTAAGCGATCCGTCGCTGCACTTAGGTCATATGAGTAAATCTTCGCATTCCGGTCCACCACCTTCAAAAGCCGTTTTACGGGCTTATGTTGGTTAAATGTCCCATCCTGCGGTATCTCCCGTAGTACGGAAAAGATCCACTCGTGCAACGGTTTTAGCGCTACTTGCGTCCAATAATCCACCATGGCGAAAACCCGGGCTTTGCCTGCGGGTTCTATCTTTACAGATAGTCGTCCATTAGCGAATGTCCCGTTAGGGAATTCGTCAAGTTTACGAGCACGTTGCCGAGCTCGCTCACTCTTCGCCTTCCTAAGAGCATCCATTAATGTCTCAGAGCGCGTCCTCTCTGTTGCCAGAGGGGCGGCCTCCGCCGTCTCCAGCATCAGTGTCCAAAGGGACTGGGTTGTTCCTGTTCCCCCCGGGGTTACCGAGAGGTACCGGAACAGTGACCAGCCCCATTGGCCTTCAGTCCAACGCTTTGCAGAGTTGAACCTACATCCGAAGGAGGTCGATGGACCGACTTCACCTTTGTCCCAGTCTACGGCCGGGAGGTCTGATGAAGACTTCATTAAGGCAAACACGGAAGGTCGACTTAACACATCGGTCCCAATGTGTCACATTTTCCAACCTGTATGTACTTCCAACCCACGAAGGAAGCGACTACGCACAAATTCGGACCACTCCTGCAGGAACGTTCTTTGCAGAACGACACCTGGATTCGTAATCGTCTTAAGTTTATAATTCGCGTCAATCAGTAGGATTCTATACATACCCAATAACGTCAGCCAGAGCCGAATCGTATGGGCATCTCCTCTCCGTATGAAACCTCGTGCGTAACGAGGAATCACCGCAGGGAGGTTGCCCGCACGCGCGGCCACAGCCACCTTTGAGATCTCTCTCGAAGGGACTTTCAGTTCTGACCCGGGCACACCCTGCATTAGCATAGTGTGCGCGGTTTTGAGGTATTGGACTAGCCCTACCTTCCCTTGCTTACGTACCATATCCACTGCAAATTTTGCAAAAGTTGCAACTTGGATAACCTTACTTCGAGTTAAACCACCTGACACCAATCGGGCCCATGAAATCATGGGTTCCAAGAGGTGCCGCCAGACTTTTAAGTCTGGCCGCCAATGGGCTAGTTTCGAACTAACACGCAGGTTGTTAATCTGCAGTAGTGAGAAGAGCATTATTTGTACTTTATAAATAGTGCCTAGTCCATCCTTCGGTTTCCTAGTCGTTCATAACGTGCTAGGGCCGCAGGCGCTCCTGAGCGGAGGCGATAGGTTTCGCTGTAGGGTTCCATTAGCAACCGCATTCGGTTCCACAGTCCCCGCCTCTCCTTTCGACCGACGGTCGTCCCGGATTGGCTTTTACTGCTTCTCCGAAGCAGCTCTTTTGGTACCTACACTCTCAACGCGGTCTTACGACCTCGCGAGTCGCTGGCGCCTCTTGCGCCCGATGACGTCCATGCACT